CGATGCTTGACGCCGCCGCGCGTCTGTCGCTAGATACGGCCGATACGGGACCGTCCCACGATCGGAACGGAATCCCGTGCTGCGGCAATGCACCTTGGTGCGTCGTCCAAACCCACAGCCAAGCCGAACGCTGGGCCAATGCCAACCTTATCCGCGCCGGTTACGTCACATACCTCCCCCTCGCCACCATCCGTCGGCGGGATAACGCTATCCGCTCGCTCTGGCATCGCGTCGAAGTCCCGCTGTTCCCATCGTATCTGTTCCTGCAACATGCCAACCGCGACCTCTGGCGCCCAATCCGCGAACTCCCAGGCGTCCTCGCCGTCCTCCGAACCGGCGATCGCATCCACCATGTCAATGCGGGCGTTCTGGAGGCGGTACAGGCCGCCGAGGCTCTGGCCGCTACCCAACCACCAGACAGACGCTGCTGGGCGCCTGGCACCCCTTGCAGCCTCCGCACGGGGCCGCTGACAGGACACCCCGCCGTGGTCCTCGACACACACCGCGATACCGCTACCCTCGGGGTCATGATCTTCGGCGCACTTAGGGAGGTCTCAGCCCCCCTTGGATGGCTCGTGGCCAGGGAATGACAAATGTCCGACTTATTAGAGAAAACAAAAAGACTTAGCGTCGTTTATCAGTCCATCACATCAATTGCGGCAGCCTCGCGGAACGCCCGCACCCACTCCGCAGCACAGATCGAACAGCTGGTGCGTTCCGTCCGCGAGTTCGGCTGGACCAACCCGATCCTGATCGATGAGCACGCAACCATCATCGCAGGGCACGGCCGCCTCGAAGCAGCGCGGCGGCTCGCCATGGTCGATGTGCCCACCATCACGCTCGCCGGACTGACGGACGCGCAGCGTCGTGCCCTTGCGCTCGCCGATAACAAGCTGGCGCTGAACGCAGGATGGGACGAAGCGCTGCTCGCCGACGAATTGGATGCGTTGCGCGGGCTGGATTTCGACGTGTCGGTGATCGGCTTCGGCGAGGATGAACTCGCGGCAATGCTGGCGTCGCGCAACGATGGCCTCACCGATCCCGACGATGTGCCCGAGGCGCCGGCCGAGCCGGTCACGTGCTCCGGCGACGTGTGGCTGCTCGGGCGCCATCGCCTAGTGTGCGGCGATGCCACGATAGCCCACATGGTCGCGCTGCTGTCTGGAGGCGCGCCGCTCGATGCCATCATCACTGACCCGCCGTACAGTTCGGGAGGCAGACAGGACGCCGGTAAACGACACAGCACCAGCATTGGCACTCGGCAAGCTGAAACGATCGCCCGCGATAACCTGACCACCAAGGGCTACCTCGCGCTGATGGCGATGGTCCTCGGCAACCTCGACGCCGAAACCGCCTATCTGTTCACCGACTGGCGCATGTGGACGTGGTCCTATGACGCCATGGAAACCGCAGGCTATCCCGTCCGCAACATGCTCGTATGGGACAAGGAGCAGATGGGCATGGGCTTTCCGTGGCGAGCGCAGCACGAGCTTATTGTGTTCGCGAAACGCACGGCCGCGAGAATGGCAGACGGCAAGAAGGGCAACGTCCTCAAGTGCCCGCGCAGCAAGAACGATCTGCATCCGACACAGAAGCCAGTAGCGCTGATGGAAGCCATCATGGCCAACGAGCCGGGGGCAAATATCGTCGACCCGTTCGCGGGCAGCGGCTCAACGCTGATTGCGGCTGAGACGGTCGGCAAGAACGGCTTTGCCATGGATGTCGACCCTGTCATGGCCGACGTGACCATTCTCCGCTGGCAGGCGTTCACCGGCCAGACCGCAACCCGGCCAGACGGTCGCTCGTTCGCGGACGTGGCGCAGGAGCGCATCCCACAGGAAGCCGCGTAGCACGATGGGCATTTACCAGGAAAAGAACGGCCCAGCCAAAGGCGAGGGCGGCGCACCGCACAAGGTCATCGATGCCGACGTGGCACGCCGTGCCGCCAGCATCGGATGCACCCGCGATGAAATTGCTGCGCTGCTCGGTGTCTCGCCCGCCACGCTCTACAACCATCTCCGGGATGATGAACAACTTCGCGCCGAGATCGAGGAAGGCCGCGCTCACGGTCGCGCAACGCTGCGCCGCTTGCAGTGGCAACAGGCCAGCGCTGGCAATCCAACCATGCTGATCTGGCTCGGCAAACAGCTCCTCGGGCAGAAGGACCGCCACGAAATCGCTGGTGATCCAGATCATCCCATGACTTACGTTGTGCGAACGCCAACGCCGATCGAAAGCGCCAAGGACTGGCTCAAGACCTACGCGCCACAGGACGCGATCGAGTCCGATGTTGAGATTGACGGCGATATCTGCGGCTGACCCGGATGACGGACACGGCACCGCGTGGACGCCCCAGGCAGGCCCGCAGGCAGCGTTTTGCTCCTGCACCGTGTTCGAGGTGTTCTTCGGTGGTGCGCGCGGTGGCGGCAAGACTGACGCAGTGCTGGGCGAGTGGGTCAGCCACGCGGCCGAGCATGGGCCGAACGCCATCGGGCTGATGGTGCGCCGCACGCGGACGGAACTGTTGGAGACGTTCGAGCGGGCGCGGGTGATCTACAGCAAGATCGGCGCGACAGCCACGATTAACCCAATGCGGTTCACCATGACGAACGGCGCGCGCATCACCTATGCGTATCTCGATCGCGACGCCGACGCTGAGGTGCATCAGGGCGCCAGCTATACGCGCGTGTATGTCGAGGAGGCTGGTAACTTCCCGTCGCCAGCGCCGATCATGAAGCTGATGGCGACGTTGCGGTCAGGAACTGGCGTGCCGGTCGGCATGCGTCTCACTGGCAACCCAGGCGGTCCTGGGCATCAATGGGTGCGAGCGCGCTATATCGATCCGGCACCGCGCGGATGGAAGATGATCCGCGATCCCAAGACCGGGCTGCGGCGCACATACATTCCAAGCCGAGTTGGGGACAACGCATACCTCGGCGACGACTACGTGCAGCGCCTCAAGGCCAGCGGATCGCCCGAGCTGGTGCGCGCCTGGCTCGAGGGCGACTGGTCGGTCGTGTCCGGCGCGTTCTTCCCCGAGTTCAGCATGAGCCGCCACGTTATCGCGCCGCGCGAGCTGCCTGAGCACTGGGCACGCTTCCGCAGCTTCGACTGGGGCAGCGCTCGCCCGTTCTGCTGCCAGTGGTGGGCAGTGTCCGACGGCAGCATCGCCAGCATCGCCCGCGGCGCGCTCGTGCTTTACCGCGAGTGGTACGGCATGCGATCCGGCGAGCCCAACGTTGGGCTGAAGCTGACCGCCGAGGCCGTCGCCGCTGGCATCCGCGACCGCGAGGTGGACGATCCGGGGACAATGGTAGGCGTTGCCGATCCCGCCATGTTCGCCGAGGACGGCGGGCCGAGCATCGCGCAGCGCATGAGCATGGTCGGCGTGATATTCCGGCCGGCGGACAACAAGCGCGTGCCGCAGCGCGGCGCCATGGGCGGTTGGGATCAAGTGCGCTCGCGCCTGGTCGGTGACGCGGACGAGCGGCCGATGCTGCTGCTGTTCAGCACCTGCCGCGACATCATCCGCACGCTGCCGGCGTTGCAGCACGACGATGCACGGCCGGAGGATGTGGACACCGACATGGAGGACCACGCGCCCGACGCGCTGCGCTATGCGTGCCTCAGCCGGCCGTTCGTGCAGGACGCGCCGCCGGTCGTGGTGCGTGATAGCTGGGATGCGGCGTTTGCGCGCGCCGCACAGGCCGAGGAGCCGCGAGGATGGCGCGTAGCGTGACCGCCGGTGTTCGTGAGATCCGGCGCACCAGCAACAGCGACGAGGGGTTGCACCTCGTATTGCGTGATATGGGCGCCAGCATCGGCATCATGATCCGATCGGAAACCGGCTGCGCGTCCGCTGTGTTCCTGAACGCGGACGAGTTCGCGGAACTGATCGACGAGATGCGGGACATGCTAGCGGAAATGAAGCGATGACCGAAGAACCACCGATGAGCGGCGCGGAGTTCCAGCGCGCGGTCGAGGCCGACCTGGACAGCTGGGCCGACCAGATGCTGGCGAGCGCCAAGCGCAACGGATACACGGTCGAGCGCGAATGGCTGCGCGAGTGGCTCGGCGATTGTATGCAGGCGGCGCGCAAGCAGGTGCCGATGATCGCCAGGGAGGACTGACATGGCCAGGAGCATTCGCGAGCCGGCGCATCCGAGCAAGCGCATACCGGGCAGCGCGCCGCCGATGCGGCCGATCCGCAGCGCCGGACCGAAGGCCGAGCCGGCCTACAGGACCACGCCCGGTGCATCGGTGAACAAGCGTAGCGTGCCGCGTGAGCCGGCGTTCAAGACCACGCCAGGCGCCGGCAGCGACGTGTGATGACGATATACGAGGAAGTAGAGCTCCAGCGGATGGCTCTAGCCGTTAGGAGGGCTGAACTTTTTCCTCGGGAGCAGACCACTGAAGAATCGGAGTTTCTTGCTGCATCGAAGGCGGCGCATGTGGCATCGATGGTCTACAGCGACGCGCGGAAGCGTCGAGACGACGCGCTTGAAGCGCTTCGTCCGATGGTTGTGGCGCTATACCAGCAGTTAAAGGTGGCATGATGGCCAAGAGCACGGCCGGCCTCGGACCCAAGGGCAAGGCGAAGGTCGGGCGATCTGCATAGCGGCAGTCCGAAAGGCCCGAAGGTCAGTAACCAGAAGCAGGCCGTGGCGATCGCGCTCAGCGAGGCGCGCAAGACCAGCAGGGCAGGACGCGGCAAGTGAGTGACCGGCTGCCACCTGGGAACGCCCTAACCGCGCGGCTACGCCACGTCGCATACAATGACGGAATTACCATGGAACAACTCGCGGCCATTCCGGACGACGAATTGCAGCGCATACCTAATCTGGGGCGGAAGTCCATCGCCTTTCTGCGCCGTGTGTATCCATTGCCTCGGGATGTGTGCCCCCATTGCGGCAGGACGCTGTATCCATGAGTCCGGTTGCCCTGATCGTCGTCGTGCTGCTGATCCTGCTGCTCTTTGGCGGCGGCTGGGGCTGGCGCGGCGGCTACTACGGCACATACCCGTACTACGGCTATGGCATCGGCGGCCTTGGCATCGTCGTGCTGATTCTGCTCGTGCTGCTACTGCTCGGGCGCATCTGATCCTTTCCAGGGATGCGAGCTAAGGGCCTTATCGACCGCAGCATTCCATAGCTCTTTTGCCAACTCCACGTCGCCAACCGTGGCGCAATAGGCACGGAAGCAAGCGTTGAGCAGGCGCTGCGTCTTGCGGATGTCGCGCCGCTCGAGGCCCATCAGGCAACGCTGCATGTGGGTGTGAAACGCATCATCGGCCCGTTTGAACGCTGCCTTCGCACTGTTCTTGTCCATGTCCGATACCGCAGTAACCCTTCGTCGCAATGACTGGCCGGCTGCTGTCGCCGAATACAACGGCGATGGCGCCGAGTTTCCGCGCGACCTGAACGAGCAGCACGTCCGGCTGATCCGCTGGTTCGAGGAGGCCGAGCGCGCC